ATCAGCACCATCGCCGGTGCAGCCACATCATTGACCATCCGCGCATCAGGCCGCGAAATCACCTAAAGGATTGCCATGAAACAATTTATGATGATTCCCAAAGGCTTTGCCGGCCTGCCGATGGATGAAGAATTCTTGACCACAGGCGAGAATAAGAAGAACTACGCCATCGCGGTCCAAGATTGGAACTATGGCCCCGAAGTACCGACCAACGAACCAGGTGCCAACAAACCGTTCTATGCAGGGTTAGCAGAGGCCATGCAGTGCAACGAGAAGGATGCACGGCGCAAGCACTGCTCCAATTGCGAGTATTACGACAACACCTTCATGACCCAGGTGAAGATTGAGCGCATCCCGCTTGCTACCTATGACAAGGGCGCAGGGTTCAGAGGCCATTGCGAAAAGCTGAACTTTATTTGCAACGACATGAGAGTTTGTCAGGCTTGGGAAGAACGCGAATCTGAGATGGATTGAATATGTGCGAAAATTCTGCTGCTGAGTCTATCGGGCCACCAGCAGCTCACCCTGTACAGGAGTGTTTGATGGGCAATGTGGCGGTTCAGGCAATTGGCGTTCCAGCAATGCATCTGCCAATCTATCGCTTGGAGGCTGAGTTACTCAAGCTGCCCCAGGTTGATATGCCTGTTACTCACGCTTTTTGTGCTGGCCTGTACGCTCGCACTATGCACATTCCTGCTGGTACTGTTTTGACGGGTGCGGTTCACAAAGAGGAATCATTCTTCTTGGTTCGCAAAGGCGAATTGATTGTCAGCACCGACAGTGGCCCACAAACCATTCGTTCAGGTGACATGAGCGTTTCAAAGATTGGCACAAAGCGTGCTGGCATTACCTTGACTGACGTTGAAGTAACCACATTTCACGCCAACCCGACAAACGAGCAGGAACCGCAAGCCCTATGGGACTTGTTCACCATTCCAGCCATTGAAGCTGTGAAATTGGAGAAATTAACATGACATTTGGTTTATCAGGAGCAGCCCTGGCCGGCATTGCAGTTGGTGGAGCAACACTTGTTTCAGGTTTGGCCCAATCCAATGCAGCATCAAGTGCAGCAGCTACACAAGCAGGATCTGCCCAAGCTGGCATTGATGAGCAACGTAGGCAGAATGAAGTTGTCCAGAAGTTGCTTGCACCTTATGTTCAGGCTGGCGGCGGAGCGCTCGGGGCTTATGCACCTTATCAAGAAGCTGGCGCTGGTGCATTGCCAACACTCCAACAATACGCACAGGCTGGCGCCCCAGCACTTGAGCAGCAGCAGGCTTTAATCGGTCTCAGAGGGCCAGAAGCACAGCGACAAGCCATTGCAGGCATTAGTGGCGGCGAGCAATTCAAAGCCCTTACCGAGCAAGGCGAGGGAGCATTGTTGTCAAGGGCATCTGCCACAGGTGGCTTGCGCGGCGGCAATCTTCAAGGCGCATTGGCTCAGTTTCGCCCACAATTGCTAAACGAATTGATCAACCAGCAATATGGCAGGCTTGGCGGCTTGGCAGCCACAGGTGGCACGGTAGCGCAAAACCTGGCATCTAGCGGCCTGAGTGCAACGGGTGAACTTGCAAGAATTGGTCAGGCGTCAGCTGCTGGTGTCGGCACGGCTGGATCACAAACCGGCGCAAACATTGCCAATCTTTTGGGTCAACAAGGTGCAGCTATGGCTGGCGCAGACATTGCACAGGGCCGCGCATTTGGTGCAATTCCTGGGGCTATTGCTGGTGGTCTTGGAATATTTCAGGGATTGGGAGGGAAGTTTTAATGGTCGCTCCTATTGACTACGGCGTACAAATCGCTGACCCAACACAGGCATTTTTGAGTGCCTTTAATACTGGCGCAAGCATTCAAGAAGCGCAATTCAAACAGCAGCAGCAGCAGCAACAAGCAGCCCAGCAGCAACTGATTCAGGCAGGTTTTAAAAAGCTACAGCAACCAGGTGCCACTGCTGCTGACTATGCAAATCTTGCCATGATGTTGCCTGAAACACAGGCCAAATCAGTGCGCGAAAGTTTCAATATGTTGTCAGGCGAACGTCAGCAAACCGCATTGCGACAATCTGGCGAAGTGTTTTCTGCATTCAAATCAGGAAAGCCAGAGATTGCCATTACTTTGCTTGACCAGCAGATTGAAGGCAAACGCAATGCTGGAGACGAGGCCGGCGCTAAGTTTTTGGAAACATGGCGTGATGTTGCCAAGGAAAACCCAAAAGCTACGGAAGATTATTTTGGCTTCACTATCTCTCAAATTCCTGGCGGTGACAAGGTAATCACTAGCGCAATTGCGTTAGAGGGCGAGCGAAGAGCCCAAGCAAAACAACCATTTGAAGTGCGGAAACTCACTGCTGAAACCATTGTTGAAGAACAAAAAGCCAAGTATGCCCCAGAGAAGTTTGGTTTGGAAATCAACCTAACTCAATCTCAGATTGACCAAGCTAAAGCTGCAATGCGTGCATCTGATGCTGCGGCAAAGAAATCTGGTGCAGAAGCAACACGTGCCGAGGCAGAAGCTGCTCAGATGGCAATTGGCGTTATTCCTGCCGACAAGCGACCAGAGGTTGAAGGTAAGTTCCGTACTGAGTACAACACCCAGACCAAGCCTTATCAGGAAGTTAAGTCAGCATACGGGCGAATGCTTGCGTCTGAGGACACTGCGGTCGGTGACTTGTCTTTGATTTTTGGTTACATGAAAATGCTTGACCCAGGCTCTGTGGTGCGCGAGGGTGAGTTTGCTACTGCACAGAACGCAGCTGGCGTGCCAGAGCGCATCATGAACGTCTACAACAGACTGATTAGCGGGGAACGTCTTAATGCTTCTCAGCGCAATTCCTTCAAGGGCCAAGCTAAAGGCCTGTACAACAGCGCACTTGAAGGCGAGAAAACAGTTCGTACTGGACTTGAGCGTATTGCCACAGGCTATGGTCTAAACACAAACAACATTTTCTATACGCCGGCCGAGACTGCACCTGTTGCACAGACTTCGCTAACGGTAACGCCGCTACCGCCACCACCAGCGCCCCCGCCTGCTCCAGCCCCTGCACCTGCTGCGGCAACTCCCCCTGCTGCTGGTCAACGAAACATAACGGTGGATTACTGATATGCCATACAGCATCACCACCAAAGATGGCATCACCATCAACAACATCCCCGACGATGTTGCACCAGATTCGCCTAGCCTGAAAGCACGGGTTGCAGCAATTCGTGCCGGTAATGCTCCAGCTGCCCCGGCATCTGCTCCAGCTTCTCCAGCATCTGCAATGGCGGCTCCAGCCCCTGCCCCTGCACTACCAGTAGCGCCGCCAGCACCAGCACTGCCTGTAGCAGTAGCTCCACCAGCCCCGGCCCCAGCACCATTGGCCCCGCCTGCGCCACAAGCTGCCCCTGTTTCCCTGGCTGCAAGCGCTCAAGTTACGCCAACTCAGCAAGCTGGCGGTGAAAAAATTGATGTTCAAATTTTGACGCAGGAGCTAACGTCAACCCAAACAAAACTGGCAAGTGGGCCACCGGCTTCATTGTCATTGGATGAGCAAAAGGCTTATTTCAGACGGTTGCGTGAAGATGAGAGTTCTTTAAAAAGAGAATTGGCTCGCAAGGGTGTGAATGTTAGTGCTTTACCTACCCCAGCAGCATCTGCTCCTGCACCGCCTCCAGCGCCAGCAGCAGCAGCGCCAGCAACAGCTCCAGCAGCACAGCCTCAGATGGGATTCTTTGAGGGTTTAGCCGAGCAATTCACCGGAGCAAAGCGTTCTGCATCACCAGAGGTTGCCTTGGCCCTTTCTGAAAAGCGCACGATTTACGATATGCCAGAGACTAATCAAATGTCTTTTGGCTTACTGAAAGCAGCACTCGGTGGCCTTATGTCTGGATCTGAAGAGCGTGCCAAGATATTTGCTGCTAACTTTCCCGGCTTGACTTACCGCAAAGACAATCAAGGAACCGTGTTTATGCGGTCTCCAACAAATGGTAAGGAATACATTATTCCACCAGGGATGACCGTACAAGATATTCCACGAGTAGGAGCAACAGCAGCAGCATTCACACCGGCCGGCCGAGCAGCAACCATTCCAGGCGCAATCCTTGGTGCTGGCGCTACGCAAGCAGCTATTGAAGCAAGCCAAGCGGCTACTGGTGGCGGAACGGGTCTGGCAGATGCAGGCGAAGTGTTACTGGCAGGCGCTTTAGGCCCAGCAGGGCAGATTGTTCAACGAGTTGGGGCACCAGTAGTCCAAGCAGTTAAAAGCGGCGCACAGAGGGTTATGGCGCGTCCTAGCCCTGCTCCTGCTCCACGAGTTGAACCAACCTTTGAAGCGCCACCTGTTACGCCAGAAGCACCACCTGTTGCACAAACAGTAACACCAGCCGCCGCCCCAACTGTTACCGCCCCCGTAACGCAGGAGTTTGTCAATAATCTTGTTCAAAAGGCATCTGGCACTGGTTTTGGTTCAGCAGCAGCGCGCAACAAGCTGGCCGATCTTGCCCAGGTCAATGTGGGAGCAAAAGAAGCCGCTGATCGTCTTGGCATCCAACTACCTGCCGATGTATTTAGTGATAGCCCACAGGTTCGCGCAGCCGCTGGTTTAACTCGATCAGTTGTTGCCAGCGAACCCGAAGCAGCATGGCGCACAACCGTTTCTCAGGCCGTGGACAAGGCTGACGAGGTAATCAGGCAGTTTGATGCCACCTTTGTTGAAGGTGCAGTAGCGCCTGGCGTGGTTTCGCAGAAGATCAAAGACTCACTGACAGCAACTCGATCTGACCTAAATGCACAAGCAAGCAAAATTTACAACTCCGTTGACGAAGTAGTTCCCAAAACGTCAGTAGTTGAATTGCCAAAACTCCAAGAAATTCTTGCGTCCGTTAAAGCTGAAGTTGGCGAAAAAGGAATGTCAGCCGCAGAGCGCAATCTGGCCAAGATGATTGAAGATGGCAATGTCACGTATGGCCGGCTCAAGCGCGAAAAAACGCTAATCGGAAAAGCCATTGACAAGCTGGAATCACCATACGGCAGCATGGCAGAAGCAGACCTAAAGCGCCTGTATGCAGCACTCGCTGACGATCAACTGACAAACGTGGGCAATATCGGTGGTGAGGAACTGCGCAAGCAACTGCGTGCAGCCAATCTGATTTACGCCAAAGAGCGCGCATTAGGTCAACGCATTGTGAATGCTTTTGGCCAGGACATTGAAGGCAGCGTAGCAAACAAAATGCGTACTGCTATCACAGGCGCAGCCAAGGGCGATGCGGGTGAGTTCAACCGACTTCTCAAGATCGTTCCCGAAGACCTACGCAAAGAAACAATTGCCACAGCACTGGCATCCGTCACACGATCAACCCGAGGCGCAGAAAAAGGCGGCTTTGGCTTCTCCGAGTTTGCTGACATTTACCCCAAGTTACGTGCTAATCCGCCTGTCTACAAGACGATTGTCGAGACACTTGGCAAAGACTCAGCAAACGTGTTGCGCGATCTGTTTGAGGTATCCAAGCGCGTCACTGAGGCCAGGGCTAATGTGATAGGTACAGGCAAGGCAAATCAAGCATTTGCAAACCCTGAAGGACTTATTGGCAAGGTGATGGACAGCACTATCACTCAGCGCATTGTTACGACAGTCACAGGCATGGTTCCTGGCGGCGGTGCAGTGGCCCCT